ATTGATTCGCGCCCTCAAGGGTGGCAAGGTGGCTGGCCGGCACTTCTTCCTGCACACGTTCCGCGCTATGGAGCCTATGCTTTATGCTCAATACCTCGCCCCTGTAGGCGTGGGAATCATTCGGGCCCTCGAGGCTTGAGCTACGCCACGATCAGGACCGCCCTGGCCACGCGCCTGGGCGCCGTATCCGGTGGCCCTTCGGTAGTGCATAGCCGAATTCGCTGGACCAACGACAACGCAGACGGGTCAGTGTTTCAGGCCCTGTTCATGGGCGCCGGCGCCCGCCTGAACTTTGCGCAATTCACGCGCAAAACCAGACGCTCGAGCCGCTCCCCCCAGGACGCCCGCCGCATTGTGCGCCACGACCTGGAGATTTACCTGAGCATGGCCCTGGACGACGCGGACACCAGCGAGACCTTGTTTCAGGACATGCTCGAGGCCATCGCCGTGGACCTGGAGACCGGAGACCGGACACTCGGAACGGTATGCAAGACCCATAGCGACCCCGAAATCCTTGACATAGGGCACGAGATGCGAGACCAAATCCTTTGCCACGGGGCAACCATCAAAATCACCGTGGAAGAGGTGCTCGCGTGACCGGCCAGCAGTTGGCGATCGGCCAGGCCATGGTGACCTGGCTCAATGCCCTGCCCGCCGTGGCCGCAGTTGGGACCGTGACCCTGGACGCTTCAGGCGCCCCGCACCCACGCTACCCGGTCGACCCGGTGGCAGATTGCCCGCTGCTGCTGCTAGTGCCCAACGTGGGACAAAACCAGCTCGCCGTGACCCAGGGGCGCCGGTCAACCTACCAGTTTTCCTTGTGGTATTACCTGCGCCAGACCTCTGGCCAGGCGCACCGCACCCTGTTGGGAGAGGACCTGCGAGACCTGGAGGCGGCCTACCTGACCGACGCCAGGCCGACCGCCCTGCAGAACCAGACGCTCAATCTTCAAATCCCCTACGAGGTGCGCTGGCATGACGACATGCGCCACCCGCTCGCCGATGAGCCGCGCCTGCGCGTTTCGGTTGGCGAGATTCTGATCGTAGTCAATTCAGACGCCTAGGAGGCCCCATGCATCTCGTTTACACCCTATCCCCCGGCGAGGGCCCAGAGCCCAAGACCTTGCCTGCCGACCAGATCACAGTCACCCCCGGCCAGCCATGGGGACCCGTGGCCGACGACTACGCACTGCACCTGCTCGCCAGGTATCCGCAGATTCAGCCGGCCGACTCCGATAGTCGCAAGCACCTGAAAAAATTGCAGGCCGACCAGGCCAAAGAGAAAGGCGGTAAGTAAGCCATGTCTGTTGTTGGCTACGGTATTGGAGGCGCCCTTGGAATGGGCACCGAGAGCACCCCGGGAACGGCCGTGGCGCCGTCGATCTATGTCCCGATCATGTCGGAGAGCATCAAGGCCACCAGGGACATCGTGGAAAGTGGCTCAATCACCGGCGACCGCTCGCGCCGCAAGTTGCTCGAGGGCCTGCGAATGGGAGGCGGCGACTTCCAGATGGAGGTGGACGGCTCGACCTTCGGCCTGCCCCTGCACTACGTCAACGGGTCCGCTTCTGGTGGCACGACCAGCGCCGCCATGACTGGCCTGATCATCCTGTCCGCACCGACCGGCAGCGCCACCGCTGGAGGCACCCTGACCGCTGGAGCCTACCGCTACAAGGTGGCCACCGTCTACAACCGCACCGCCACCGGCGACAAATACGTGGCACCGGCCAGCGCCAGCGTGACGATCACGACCGCCACCACCGACCTTACCGCTACCCTTGCATTCACCGACCCAACCACGCTCACGCCCCCCGATGGATGGACCGTGGCAGGAACGGCAATCTACAGGAGCGCCGCAGGTGGCAGCGCCAACACCGAGACCTTTCTTGCCTACCAGTCTGGCACGGCCGCAGGCTACGCTGACGACGGCTCAATCACGCCCGACACCACGGTTTTGCCAGTGTCGGCCACCATGTATAGGCACATTTTCACCCGCGCCTTTACCGCCGGCGAAAACCCCCTGCCACCCTTCTCGACCACGATCGTGAAGGACAACGACTACAGCCAGCGCTTTTCGCTCTGCCGCATGAACGGCATGGAAATCAGCCTGAGCGACGGCAACAGTCCGGTGACCTGCAAGTTCTCCCTGCTCGCCAGGGACTACGAGAAGATCGCCAACCCGTCTCCTTCGATCACCAACCTGCGCAAGTTCATGAGCTGGACGGCTACGATCGCAATCGACGGGACCGCCGACGAGACCGTAGAGAGCCTTACGCTCAAGATCACCAACAACGCCGACCGCGTGCCCGGCCTGCGAGGCGTGCCCGCCAATCGAGACGTAGGCTACGGCCGCAAGCAGGTCAGCCTGGACGTAAGCCGGAGCTTTCAGACCCACACGCTCTGGGACAAGATGAAAGCGGCTACCCGGTTTTCCATTTCGGCCTGGTGCGTAGGCCAGGGGGTTGTCGAGACCGCCAGCACGATCACGATTTCCTCGGGAGTATACGCCACGCCACTGCCCTACATGATGCGCATCTATGCGCCGTCTTGCCTGATTGGCGAGGCCGGAGCCAACATCAACGGCCCCGGTCGAATGGTGGAGCAGCTCCCGATCCAGGCCGAGGTGGACAACACTCTCGGCTATGAGCTCAGGATCGAACTCTTCAACCTGACCCCCACCTACACTTCGTAATGCTCGCCACCGCTGCAAACCCTGGGCCCGAGCCTATCGGGCCCAGGGTAAAGGCCCTCTGTTGCAGGGGGCAGCGCCTGGTGCTCACCGCCATGGCCGACGCCGAGCGCATCGACTGGCTGGAGTTGCAGGTGCTGGCCGCCCGCGAGGTTATCGCCGCCATGGACCTGGCTCGAGCCGGCAAAGAGGATGACCTGCGCCAGGTCGCCACCCTGCTGGTGACCGCCGAGTATTCCCTGTGTCGCAGGGCTACCGGGTGGAGCCTCGACCAGGTGGCCGCCGTCACCCAGGAGGAGCGCCAGGCGATTGTGGCCGCTCAGGATGAGCTTAACCAGGTGGCCAACTACGCCGGCATCATGGCGCCGTTTGCCGCCAGCAAGTGGCTCGAGGGATTGAATGGCCAGTAACAGGCTTGAGATCGTTGTCGCTGGTGACACGCGACAGCTAAACCAGAGCCTGGGCGAGGCCCGTAAATCCGTCGACGACATGGTGGGCAATATTGTCAGCCAGTCGGCCGCCGCCACCGCCGCCCTGACCGGAATCACCGCCGCCGGTGGCGCCCTGGTGGCTGGATTCATTTCCAAAGCCGCCGAGATGCAGCAGTTCCAGGCCCAACTAACAGCCATCACCGGCAGCGCCGACACGGCCAAGCAGCAACTGCAGGCCATGGCCGACTTTGCCGCCAAAACGCCCTTTGATTTGCCGGGGGTTGTGCAGGCAGGCATCAAGCTCAAGGCCCTGGGGCAAGACTCGGAAAAATACCTGCCGATCGCCGGCAACCTGGCCGCAGCCATGGGCCGGGACATCCCCGACGCCGCCCTGGCCCTGGGCAAAGCGCTTTCCGGTAGCCAGGACGGCATTCAGGTGCTGGCCGACTCCTACGGGATCAGCCGGCAGGAAATGGTGAAATACGGGGCCGAGCAGAAGTCTACCGGCGCCATTGCCGTGGACAGCGCCGAAAAGCTCGACAAGCTCAAGGGCGCCCTGGAAAAGATTATCGCCACAAAGTTCGGCAACACCATGGAGGAGCAGGCCAAGACCCTGGGGGGAGCCTTCTCCAACCTGTCCGACACGATCGGGCAAATCCAGGCCGGCTTCGGCCAGGAGCTCGCCCCCGCCGTCGAGTCTGTGGCCCGCTCCGTCACCGGAGTTTTGGAGGCATTCAAAAACCTTGACCCGTTCGCCAAAACCCTGATCGCAAACGGGGCGCTAATGGGCACCGTGCTTACTGGGGCAGCCGCAGCCGGCATGGCATTGCAAACAGCGCTCCTGCCAGTGACCACATACCTGGGCGCCTTCGGCGCGGCCGCAGCCAGTAGCGCCGCAGCCAACACGGCCAACGCCGTGGCCGCCCACGCTGCCGCCGTGGCCCTGGTCACCCAAACCGAGGCCGAGGTGGCCGCCGCGGCCGCTCTGGTCGCTGAGGCCCAGGCCGCGACACTCAACGTCGCCACCAAGGCCGAAGGGATTTTAGCAGCCGAGGGCCTGGCCATCGCCGAAACGGAACTGGCCGCCGCCACCGAGGCCGCCGCCATTGCTAACGCGCAGTATGCCGGGACCTCGGCCGCTGTAGGCAGCGCAATGGGGGTCCAGACCGTCGCAGCCGGTGGACTCGGGACGGCCATGAAGGGCCTGCTGTTTTCGGTCGGAGGCGCCGCCCTGGCTATCGGAGCCCTGGCCGGTGGAGCTCTCATTCTAGCCACGAAGTCCTGGCAAGAATACACAGACGCCACCGAAAAGACGATCGCCGTTTCGAAACGCCAGCTCAAGGCTTTCCACGAACAGCGGGACATCACGCTGGAGGTGGCCGCGGCCGTCAAAGAATACGGCAGCGCTACCTCCGAGGCCGTCGACCAGGTCACCGCAGCCATGAAGCGCCTGGGTAAGGATGACCTGGACGTGACCAGGGCCATCGCCGGAAACATGGAGCTACGCCGCAAGGCCGTGGAGGATGGCAACGAAGAGGAGGTGGCCAAGCTCGACGAGAGGATCGCCGTTCTCCGCCAGGTCCGCGCCCAAATGGCCGGCATGCACCAGGCCGAGGTGGTGGAGGCCGAGCAGAAGGCCACGGCCGCCAAGAAGATGCAAAAAGCAAACGAAGACCTGCTCAACTCCTACCTGGAGAACGACAAGGCCAACACGTTTGCCAGCAAAGCCGAGCAGCTCG